TATGTAGTTGTAGTAATAAGAACATCCTACGCTTATAATATAATCACGAGTGTCCTTATAACATTCTTGTCTAAACCAATCAGACAAAATATACATAAATTCTACTTTATAATTAAGTTCTGAAAACAGCTTAATATATTGTTTTTTCTTAAAATCACAAGTTTGTAATTTTTCATCAACACTTCCACCAACCTCTTGATGTTTGACCTCAATAATATTCATTGTATTATTTATGATGACATAAATACAATTATCTGGTAAAAGTTGTTTTGACAAATGTTTTCTCCAGTCAATCCCTTTCTGTTTTAAGAACTTATATAATCCATGTTTTTTAAAGATATTTCCAACAAGTTCTTCGTTATAAAAAATATCCATATCTTTAACTACATATCCTTTTTGATCATTCAGGAAAGTAGTTAAATCAACTTTCGCTTCATATATAAGTCCGGTTTTAGTATTTCCACCTCCAATACCTCCACGTATCATAAAGTATCCTCCTTCACTTGTTTGATAAACTCATCAATTGTTGTAAGATTATAAATGTTGGGTATTGCATAAAAAGCTTCTTCCAACTTGTTCTTTGCAGACTTCCATCCAATACCGTCAGTAATCCAAACAAATTCAAAACCATCTACGGCATTAATTTTCGGAGAAAGTTCTGAGTATGCACGAGCTACCTCATTCAATTTGGAACCTCCACCGCTATAGAAGTTTACTTCCATTAAATACTTGCAATGATCAGACTCTACCACAAAGTCAAAACGCTTTTTATCCTCGCCCAATACCGACAATTCTGGATATTCTGTTGAATAAACCTCTTGTCGGTAAGTTATGCTTGCATTATCTAACATTGAAGCAACCTGCCCTTCCATTAAATGACCGCTTCTATTTTTACGGGCATTGGTATCTAGACCTGTTTCAACACCAAATACATAGTCAACAAGATTCTTGATTTGCTTATTTCTAAACACTTCATCAAGACCCGTACCATGTATATATTCAATGACTCCATCAACACTATCGAAAAGTGAGTTTATCAGTTTAACATTCCCATCAGCCATTATAGCTTTCTTCTTATCCGATGTACGAACCGCTATCAAGATTTCCAAAATGCTGAAAACATTTCTATTCTCATCCCAAAGCCTCCGAATAGCAGCATCCATATCTACTTGACCAATCAAATAATTTAATTGGTTTAGCTTTATAGAAATTGATTCAACGTTATTATTTATCTTTTCAAAGTCACAATAAAACCCAAGAGTTGTATTTGTCTCTTTCAGTTGCGACATGAACATGTCAAATTGTTCTTTGGTATGTGTGCTCATAAACTTATCTTTAGAATAAATATCTATTATGGTAATTGTTCACTACAATTTCTGTCAGCTTTCCTCTTTTCGAAGCGATAGCATTTACATTCCTTGAAGCCCATACTCTTTCTATACTATAATCAATGAATAAATCATCAAAGAAACGATCCGTACCATCTTTCCCCAAACAATCGGAATTGCTAAGCATAAAATTAATTCCATTCTCATTTAAACGATCACAAAATAACTTTAGCCGAATTTGGGAATTATCATTGAAATTCTCTTTTGTGTAATCATTAAAACTTGAAGTGTTACTAAGAGGACGGTAAGGAGGATCAAAATAGAAGAAAGTATTTCCCTCGATTTTTGCAAAAGTTTGCTCAAAATCCCCAGTCATAATATCTACCTTTTGTAATAGTTTGCTGTCCGCATAAATTGTTGCTGAATCACAAATAGTAGGTGTGGTATATTTCCCGAATGGCACATTAAATTTACCGGCTTTATTTACCCGATAAAGTCCATTGAAACAAGTTCTATTAAGGAAGAAGAATAATGTCGTATTATCTATTTCATTTAATGATTTTGAGTTGAATTGCTCACGTTGTTGAAGAAAAAACATCTTACGTTCTTCCTCTGTTCGAAGAGCATAATAATCAGATTGAATTGCATTGAGAGACTTAATTAATTCTGTTGGATTATCCCTCACGACTTGATAGCATAATGTCAAATCAGGATTGATGTCATTTATAACGGCTGACTTAATGTTTGGATATGTCTGCAACATATAGAAGAGCATAGCTCCTCCGCCTACAAAAGGCTCAATGTAAGTAACATTTTCCCTTTCTGAAAAGTCAGCTGGAAGCAATGCTTCGAGTTGTTCGATGAGTTGGCCTTTTCCTCCAACCCATTTAATGAAAGGTTTTGCTTTTGCCATTTGTCTAATTTTTATATTCCATTTGACAAAAGTACTTATTTAATTTGAAATTGAGGGTCTGCTATGCCAACAAACATAAAAAAGCATTGTTGTTTTATCGTGAAACATTCAATTATCCCGACTCTGAAGGGATAAGTTCGCAGAATTCGGCAAGGTTTTAGGGAGTAACCCGAAAGGTTTTGAGTTACTCAAAACATACCTTGCTGTGTTCAGAAGAACACAACTACAAAGTTCTTATTCGTGGTTTGTAATTGGGAGCTACCATAGCATAGGCAAGCAATATGGTGGTTTGTCAAGCTTGTGGGCGAGAAGGCTGTATAGCTTGCATGTGTACCTGCCGTATAGCCGGCAGGTCAGCAAGCCGACCGGCCTGTGGCAAATATTGAATTGCTGTTTCTTTGAGGGAGGGATTCTTTCTTCTAAAAAAGAAACGGATAGCAAAGTTATCAATGCTCTACTATCCGTCTGAAATTTCTGTTTCCCATCGGTCGGTCATCTTCTCTATGGGTACTTTACCTGTGCGACCTTGAAATATGCAAGTTTTTTCGGATCAATACTCTTGAAGAATGAGAGGAGGATTGTTCCGAAAACAGCTCGCCGCTTGAACTTGCAGATTTCATAAGATGTTCGCACATACCTTTGTACCCATTGATGGATGAGCGTATGATGGGAATTTCATACAAAGCACATTTGAATGTAACATCACACTCTCATCTATACGCATTTAGTTATGTCCAGACTTATTTTCATTCATACATTCGTGCCTACGCACGTTAAGAAACAGAATATGGTTTCTTGAATTGGTTGTAAGTTTCTCAATAATGTATTCCCTAACCTTGTATGACCCCAATGTATTCAATCGGACGGATAAAGCAACAATCATCGGGAGTGCATAAACTTCTATGCTTATTCCATTGGATAAATTGATACACCTTTGCACCTCACATTCATCAAGGATTCCGCTTTTGTATATGGCTTTGATATTGGCTCTCAATGTCGGGTATGTGATACCGAATAGTTCTATCAGTTCGTTTGTGCACATCCAAATGTCATTGCTCGTGGTGCTCGGGAAATGGATTCTTCCGTATTCATCCATCTTTATGATATTTCTTTCTGCTTTCATTCTGTTTTCATTTTTAGAGGTTGTTAAATGGCATTGCAAATCAAACTCTCCATAGATTCTATCTGTTTGGATAGGTTCTCTATGTCGTTACTTACTTTCTCGGCTGTAATCTTTGCATAAATTTGAGTGCTGCGTATGCTTGTGTGTCCCATCAACTTTGACAGCGTTTCAATGGGTACTCCATTGGATAAGCAAATGGTTGTTGCATAGCTGTGTCTGCTTTGATGCCAGCAGACGTTCTTGTTGATTCCGCATAGCTTCGCTACCGCTTTTATTCCATGTCGGCAATTGGCATAGCAGGGTACGGGCAACAGTTTATTACTCTCAGCCATTCCTTGATACTTCTCGATTATATACTTGGCTGTATCGAGCAATCGGATATTTGTTTCTGTTCCCGTCTTTTGTCGATTGGTCTTAATCCATAAATGCCCGTCGAATGATGTCTGCAAATTGTCGGTGGTGAGATTATACATATCCCTCCAACTCAATCCGCTGAAACAACAGAAAATAAAGAGGTCTCTAATCACCTCGTAACTTTTCTTCTTGAAAGTTCCATTGATTAGCATTGTGATTTCTTCTTTGGTCAGAAATCCTCTTTTGGTTTCTTCCTTTGTAATACGATAAGCATAAAACGGGTCACGCTGCAACCAACCGTTATTGATGACTGTATATATGATGCTGCGGAACGGCATCATATACGACCATACAGTGTTGGTACAATGGTTCTTCTCGGTACGAAGGAACAACTCGAAGTCGGTAATAAATGCAGGAGAAAGCTCACGCAAGGCTATATCACTTACCTTGTAGCGATGCTTGATGAATTCTTCCAAATGGTTATATACGGTACAGTATTTCCAATAACTGCGTTGGCTTTTCATCTTGCCCACTTGTTTGGCATAATCCTCATTATGCCGGCGGAATACCGCAAGCAGAGTCTTATGGTTCTGCCCCATACCCAAGAATGCGTTTCTGACTTTCTCTGCCGATACATAACCATCCCTATCCATAATCTCTTGATAAGCCTTGTT